AATATACTATAAGGATGTTTACTAACATCACTTATTAATTTACCACCACCTAGGTTTGAGTCATCATATCCAACAAATCCTGGAGGTGCACCAAGTAGACTGCTTACTGTGTGTCTATCTTGGTATTCACTCATGTCATATCTCAGCATGTGCATTTCTAAGTTTTCACTTAGCAGTTTAGCAAATTCTGTTTTACCTGTACCTGTTGGTCCTAAGAACAAAAATGCTCCCATTGGTCTATTTGCACTGCCGATACCTGCATAGTTAACATACAGTCTCTCCAACACTTCATTGACTACATGGTCTTGTCCAAATAATCTCTGTTTGATGTTACTGTCAAGTTCTAATACTTTATCACTAACATCGGTTGATACTTTAGTTTCTGGAATGTTTGCAATCCTTGCTACTTGTATATCAATTAAGTCTTCGGTAACAACCAATCCTTCTTTGTCTTTAACACGTTCGACTGCACAGGCTGCATCAATCAAGTCAATGCTTTTATCTGGATTTTTCTTGTCATTCATGTAACGTGTCGCAAGATCAACTGCTTTGTGTATTGCCGGAGTATCAATTTTTACGCCGTGAAACTTTTCCAATCGTGGACGCAATCCTTCAAGTATCTTAATAGTTGTAGCCTTGTCTGGTTCGTCAATACTTACTCTATAGAAACGTCTCATCAACGCACGATCTTTTTCAAAACTGTCGTAGAACTCTTCCCAAGTTGTACTTGCTAATACTTTTAACGCACCTTTGGTAATTGCTGGCTTTATCATATTGGCAAAGTCAAGACTGCTACCACCAGTTGATCCAGCACCTTTCATAGTATGTGCTTCGTCAATAAACAGTATACAATTCTTCTTTGCTTCTAGTGCGGCAATAACATCTTTGAGCTTTTCCTCAAACTCACCTCTGTATTTTGATCCTGCAAGTAGACTGCCAATTTCTAATCCCCACACTTCAAATCCTTGTAAGAACTTTGGAACAGTATTGTCTTTGATTCTTGTGGCTAGTCCTTCTGCAATTGCAGTTTTACCAACTCCAGGATCACCTACCATTAATACATTACTCTTAAAACGTTTTGCCAACACTGTAATAATTTCTTCTAGTTCAAATTCACGCCCAATCACTGGTTCGAGTTTATCTTCTTTTGCCAGTTTAGAAATATTAATACAATGTTCGTCTAGTATGTCGTTAGCATCGTTAACAGGCATTATTTCAGAATTACCTTTAGACTCGTAAGATTGTTGCCAATGCATTACAAATTCCTGTTTGGTTACTCCGTGTTTTTGCATAAAATAAACTGCGTGACTGTTATTCTCACCCATAATAGCAAGCCAAAGATCAATAGTAGCCATACTACGTCTGCCACCAAACATAACCTGTGTTAGAGCTCTATTAAAAACTCTTTCAAGTGCATTGGTTTTTCTTGGTTCTTTTTTAACAACTTTGTTAGCTGTCAGTATGGCTTGACTATCAAGATACAATTCAAGATCGTGTTCAATTGCTTGTGGAGATACACCAAATTGTTCAAGACATTTCCAAAAACGATTGTGTCTTATCAATGCCAAAGTTAAATGCTCGAGTGTTACGTACTCGTGTTTTTTGGTTATGGCAATCTTCTGTGCTTGTACCAATATGTGTTCAATTTCAGGATTATTCTGCATGTTACTCCTTGTTTACTAAACTACTTATTTGTTTAATTAGTTCTTCTGGGATTTCTCTTGGCATTGTTGCTTTCAACTTTATAAAGATATCTCCGGGATTATGTCTATCTCTTTCAACTCCGCATTGTCCTAGTCTCATAACTGACCCGGGATTAGTACGTGGAGGAATTGTTATATCGTAATTTTTTCCTAGTATATCAGTTACTGATAAATTGCCGCCAACTATTAATTTCCAAAAATCTGCAGGTATCTCAGTGTGCATATCCATTCCGTTACGTTGCCATTCCGGATGGGCTCTGATTCTAAAACTAACAACCAAATCTAATCCACCGGGTGCTGCTTTAGAATAACGTACATTCTCTCCATGCACAATACCTTTAGGCACTTCTATTTCAACATTGCTTGTGCCCAGTGGAGTTTGTACTCCTAGTATACGTTTTCCTCCACGTATTGAATCTGCTAAATCAATTGCTATGCTTATCCTAACCTCTGGAGGACGTTGTGGTTGACGTTGTTGTCTAAACACTTGACTGAATATATCTTCAAAACCAAATGGTCCACGTTGTTGCTGTTGTCTTTGATCTGTTGATCCTGTGTGATCGTAGAATGCACGTTTTTGTGGATCTTTTAGTGTTTCGTAAGCATTGCTAACTTCAGCAAACTTGTCTGCATTACCACCTTTGTCAGGATGATGCTCCATTGCTTTTTTCTTATAAGCCGTTTTGATATCCCTATCAGATGCGTTTTTATTCACGCCCAATGTGTTGTATAAATCTGTCATTGTGTAATTGTACTAGAAAAACTTCCATTTGTCAACATCTTTTTTGACTTTTTCTTTTTCTAGTTTTTCTATATTGGTGTAGTAGGTTTCGTAACTGCCAATGATTGCTTTTTGTTGTTGCACTAATGCACGTATATCTGAAAAGTTCAATCCAAGAGCTTCGTAACCTTCATCAGTTAGTGCAAAGAATGCAATAGTCTTGTCATCTTTTTTTGCTTTAGCAACAACTTCTGCAAAGTTTGCTTCTGTGATTATCATCCAGTCAACAGTACGCATACGCACAACATCAACAGGTGGTAGTGTTAATACCGGTTTGTCTACGGCTTTGCTACTTACTTCGAGTTTTGATATAGGCGAACCACAACTACTGAGTAGCAGTATTACCAGGCCACAACCAAGGACATTCTTTATTGAATGACTTAGCATCTTTTGCCTCCTTCTCTACTGCTGTAAACGGTGATCCGCTTAGTATTTCAAAACATCTTCCTGCATTTTTAGTTCCGCCATTGATTGCACGTTGTATGATCTTGGGTTTGTTGATTGCAAGTATTCCTAGATCAATGTTTTCTAGTTTCTCTGCTAATTTATTATTTTGATTTCTTATGTCTGCAAAGTCACTGCTGACTTTTTTAAGTTGTGTGTTGACTTTCTTCATGTCTGCTTGTATACTGGCAATTGCAGCTTCGCTGGTTTTAACAGCAGTATCTAACTTTGCATTATTGGTTGTAAGTGTAGCAATGCGTTCTTGACTGTCTTTATAGTAGGCATAGGCTCCGTAACCAGCACCACCTAACAGTGCTATAACAATTAACATTGCATAAAGTTTAATCATCTATTTGTACTGCTCTCATACGTGCTACCAATCTATCTGCACGTTTTGTTACCTGCCTGTACCATTGACTATCAACCATTTCGTCTGCGGCACTGTTCCAATCCTTTGAGTCTACTCCACGTTTCATACCTTTGAACTTGCTTAATCTTGGACGACCCATGTTAAACATCATGTTTGCAACAATCAGTTGGACTTCTTCTGGGAGGTCATCAAAGTCAGGATATAATCGCTCGCAGTCGGAGAGGACGGTTTGGACGTCACTGTCAAAGGCTGAATTGCATCTATCTTGTGAGACAGGTGTTCCAACTTCTTGTCCATATTCAGGATCACTATCAAGCACCAAATGACCAATACCGAAAGTAGGCAAGCCGAGATGGTCGAGGTATATTTCATTAACTGAGCCTTCGTCATAAGCAATCTCTTCTCTAAGTTTATCTATGTTCATTTTAGCTCTCCTTTGTTATATAGGTATTTATTGTCGTTGTTACTCATCTAACGGCATCGTATGAATAAGAAAGTCCTGATTTCTTACCTTATCTAACAACATGTTATGTTCTAGATGACTGTGCCATAATTCTGGATTGAAGGGTGTACGCCTGATCCCTGCAGACAGTGCATTAACAATTTCTTGCTGTTTAGGTTGCATATGCTTTTTTGAAATTGCTGCTAGATTTGCCAGTACCGTTGGCTTCATTTTATCTGGCCAATTATATGGTGTCATATTCTCTGGCATATTGCAAATTTCAATATGATGTGTCCGGCCGTTGTTGAGATGTGCATATTTGTCTTCTAGCATATTACACCAGTCAAACAGTTCTCCTAATTTATATAAATTTAAATTAGTAATAACTGTGCCAATATTTACACTGTTGGCAATACTAAACAATCGCTCAGTATTGGAACTTACTAAATCCCAGTTTGTGCCATCACGAATAAGTTCTGCTGCTGGGCCAACTGCATCAATACTAATAGTCCAATTCATTCTAGGTATTTGTTTGGTGATATCAAACCACCAAGTATCAGTAAAACTACCATTGGTAATCATTATTACTTCAACTGTGTCTAACTGTTGGTCAACTATGTGTTGTATAATTTCACGAACTTCGGGTATACGGGTCGGTTCGCCACCTGTAAACATAAGTCGATCTAGTTTGTGTAAGTTATCTAGTACCCATTGCTTATCATCTGTAGTAGTAGGCGCGATCTTTCCGTCAGGAAGTTTAAATGCTGATGCATCACCTAGGTAGTAGTTTAATAATTCTGGATGTTTTCGTGTTTCTTTCGCGATCCTATTAGAAAAAAATGGTTCGCAGCTTCGGCATCTAAAGTTGCAAATATTTGAACTACGATAATCTATATAATTAATGTCAGTGTGTTTGTACTGTTCGGTACCGTATTGTTGTAACGCACTTAATCGTGTTCCAGTGCCATCTCTTTCTTCAGCATTTACACAGTACTTACATCCGGCTGGCACCACTCCATTTAATGTCTGTTGTTGCAATTCAGCTAAATCATCACTAACTAACCATTCGGTAATTTTACCAGCATACGTCTGCGTATAACTACAACACGGTTTGACTCCACGTGGCTCTAAGAATACATGTTTAAACGGAAGAGGGCACCAATGTATCATAGTTTAACCTTTTTTTGTATATAATCTGCTGCTGATGTATGAGCCTGTTCAAGTGGATGCCCATTTGGTCCTAATTCAAAACTGTTGTGCTTGCTCCATTCTAAAAAACTCATACCTTCAAAATCTACAATGTTTGGTAATATTTGTTCTTGCAATGGTGAACTAAACTTTTCTTTTGTAACAAAAGAATCTTTTGTGTATAACATTGGATCCATGCAAGTCATAATAAAATCAATGTTGTTTTGATCTAGTAATGAAATAGTACTGTGTATTTGTTGTAAGTTTCTATGCAGATTCCATTGTTCATGATCTACATGTTTATAAAAATAATGATCAAGTTTATCCTCATGTCTTGGATGTGTTACGGTCCATTCATTGGTTTCTATATCAACGTAATCAAAACGTTCAAACCAACTCCAATTTATAATAAACAATGCATCTCTGTTTTTTTCAAGCAGTGTGCTTACACTCATGCTTATCCATTGATTGCCACGTCCACCTATTGCATAAGATTTGTAGTCATAATTGAGTGATTTTGCAATCAATGCAGGCCATGTAGATTGACTATATTGAACAGGTGTATCAGGTATCTCTACTGGACAATCAGCCAGCTCATCACCTCGAGTGAAACTATCGCCAATAGCAATAACTCTATTATAGGGCATTTACATTCCTGCGTTGGTTAACAGATTCTTAATGTCTTGTGCTTTTTTGTCTTTGTTGTATATAGCTTTGGTAGGAAGACCGGCTGCAGTTCTCATCTCATTGAGATCAAATTGCTCACGTTCTCTATATTGTTGTGGTGATGTTGGTACTAGTTCATTATACGTTTCTACAGTGAAAGGCATTTCTTCGCCTTTGTAACCCAGGGTCCATCCACTACCTTCGTACTCAGTTAGTGTGCTAAAGTCATCCAGTAGTTGTACAAGATTATCAGCAGTGTAACTTCTACGTTTCATTTCAACGTAAACCAGATATCTATTGGGTTTGATTTCTCCTGGTGACATATCAGCGTCTAGAATAAAATCATAACCTTTTTCAAACCAATTGACAAGGTCAACGGCTGCTTGATGATCTCTAACAAAGAAACTTGCAACAACAATTTCATCATCGTCACCCATCTTTGATGCAAAGTCATCAATGTACATTGTGTTCTTAAGCATGCCTGCTAGGTCTTTGTAGCCTAAGCCTTCATTTAAATTAAACTTGGACATTGGCATCCATCTCTTCTTGTGTACCTTGATCCATCATCTGTTGCTGATCCAAGTCTTGATCATATGCATCATCTAGATCTTGTAGGTCAATTGTTTCATCTTCTAGTTCAACAGAACCAGTTCTAATATCACTCATTAAACTCTTTGGCATGACAATTTCTACCAACCAAACAGGTTTTTCTTCCAGTCTAGCAACTTTCGTTCCTGGTTTGAAATCACTTGGATTTTTAATTTTAACAGGAACTTTCATTTTGGTCTTCTTCCATTTGATCTCACAATCAAAAGGCAGTAACCGCATTGCACCACGTGGGTCTGGCATTAGTTTTGCTGGCCATAAAAACGTGCAACTTACTTTGTAAGGACCTTGATCTGGACCTGCTACCAGTTCACCTAGTTCCCAATTGCGGAATGCAAAAATATCAAGTTCGTTGAGAACTCTTTCAAAATCCAACAGTACATTCATACTGCCGTCACTCATATAGATACCTTTGATGTTGTCAGCAATCATCCAGTAGTCTTCGTTGTTCTTAAAAATGTCTGAGTCTTCTAATTTCATAACTGTATTTAGCTGAGTTGTCTGTTAGTGAAAATTACTGTGCATTCGATCGTTCGTTTATTTAGTACTGAAATTTTAAAAATTACTGTTGTTATATTATACCGGTGTATTGGCCTAAGTATTAGTATGGGTAGCGAATAACCAACCCAATTGTAAGGAGTTACAATGTCTCGAGCTAAACGCAAAGAAAAATACAATCGTAAACAACAAGACAACACCATTAACTTCAACGAAGCATATAAACAACGCAATATCGAACTTCGTCCGAAGTCAATAAACCAAGAAAAACTTATACTGAATCTACTTGATGGCACACAAAATATTGT